TGGTGTTGCTTGGGCTACCCCTGCTGGAGCCAAAAACTATAGTTTACTCAACACAGGTGGCACAGCTCTTACAGGTGCAAGCACGATTACTGTAAGTGGAATTTCTGGCATGGATTCAATTATGGTATTGGTCAATGGTCTAAAAACTACAACGGCAAGCAATGTTATACAATTTAATTTTAATACTGATTCGGGTTCAAATTATGCGTGCATAGGTGCAAACTTTGCATATCCATCAAGTTATGCTGCTGCAAATATGTCTCGAATTGGCGCATTTAATGCGGGTGCTTATTATGTTATGCAAACATCAACAAACACAAATTCAGACGGTGATGCCGCATTGACTATTACGGGCGCAAATACTGCTGGTGTAAAAATTATTCAAGGTCTTGGTGCTGCCGAAGCAAGAACAGGAAACAGCGCAGCAGCCTATATTTCGCAAGGTTGGTATAAAGGCACATCTACAATTTCAAGTGTCTCAATTATTGCATCTTCAAACTTTACTGCAGGAACAATCTATGTATATGGAGCAGCGTAATATGAAAATTATTGAAAGAACATATAATATCGAAACAGGCGAAATTGAAGATATTGAGCGCGATGAAACAGCAGCCGAAACAAAGGCTCGCTTAGACCATGCAAAAAAGGTTGCAGCGGAACAAGCAGAAGCCGATGCAAAAGCAAATGATCGTGCAGCAATTCTTGAGCGCTTAGGTCTTACAGCCGAAGAAGCTGCAATTCTACTTGGATGAAAGCTCGACTCAGTAAATCTGTAATCCAGTTTAGAGAGCAGGCGGATGATGCTTTTGTTGACAGAGACCGTAGTTCTGACGGAACTTACGGAGATGCCCGGCACTCAACCAAAAAGAGCGATCACAACCCTTGCCCTAATACAGGGTTCGTCCGTGCTTTCGATCTCGATGCTTCTCTCGATGGGAAAGATGCCACAGCTCATTACCTTGCCGATCAGATACGAATTAACGCCAAGACAGATAAGCGAATTGCATATGTCATTTTTAACAAGCGAATTGCGAGTAAGAGAACGCTATGGCGTTGGGTCAAGTACCGGGGTACAAACCCTCACATCAAACACATTCACATCAGCTTCACAAAAGCTGGCGATGAAGATCGTTCGTTTTTTCAAATCCCACTTCTAGGAGGAAAATCATGAAACTAAAGAACCCGGCATTTCTAGCAGCTGGAGCATTTCTAGCAGCTTGGTCTGCAACTAACTTTGATGTCGATTACCGAGCAATCCTTTGGTCAGTACTGTCAGGCATATTTGGATATGCAACACCTAAAAGATAATGACTGTGGAGGACATGGCGGTTCTTGCTGTTGCTGCTACGACCGTTATTGGTTCGTTTATTGGCTCGGTGCGTTGGTTAGTAAAGCATTACCTTCAAGAACTAAAGCCAAATAGCGGTTCGTCTATGCGCGATCAAATTAACTTACTTGAGGCGCGTGTCGAAACCATACTTCGCATCCTAGAGAAGTGACAATTAACACATGGCAAGAAAAAAGGTCATAGACCTAGATACTTATTCAGCTCTTGATGCTTGGGCTATTAGCCTTCAAGAGATGTACCGAGCATTGCGTAGAGCAGGATTTGATGTCGATTTAGCATTGGCAGTCATCATCGAGCCTACAGCATATCCAGCTTGGATCTTGCCATCTCCAGTCGATCCAGAAAGGTTCGGCGATTACGAAGATGAGGATGACGATTAAGCGAATAGTTATTTTGTCTGATCTTCAAGTTCCCTTTGAGGATGTTCATGTAACACGCAACATTGCTAAATTCTTACAAACCTTCAAGCCAGATCAGACAGTAACGATCGGCGATGAAATAGATTTTAATACGATCAGTAAATGGAGTGAGTCCACGCCCGAGGCATACTCACAGACTCTTGGCGATGATCGTGATCGATGTGTCGAGCTTCTCTGGGAGTTAGGCGTAACTGACTGCATTAGGTCAAATCACACAGACCGACTTTACAATGTCATTATGAAGAAGATACCTAGTTTTCTATCATTGCCGGAACTTAGGTTTGAAAAGTTTATGAAGTTTGATGAACTCGGGATTACCTTTCATAAGAAGCCTATGGCGCTTGCACCTGGTTGGGTGGCAGTTCATGGCGATCACACACCTATCAAGCCACATGGCGGTATGAGCGCTCTCGAAGCTGCTAGGCGTACGGGAACCAATATCATCTCTGGACACACTCACAGAGCAGGGCGCACATCCTTCTCAGAAGCCATAGGAGGCCGAATGGGGCGTGTTCTGCATGGTGTTGAGGTAGGCAATCTCATGGACTTTAAACAGGCTTTATACACCAAAGGAACGGCTAATTGGCAACAGGCTTTTGCGATCATGTATGTACATAACAAGAATGTCCAAGTTGACCTAATTTACATCGAGAAGAACGGCACATTCCTGGTGAACGGCAAGGTCTATGGACGACCTCGTTAGAGACATAATCCCTCTCAAGCGCACAATAGATAATGCGGTTGATGATGCAGAATCGTTACCGTTTCGTTATGAAAATAAACCAAAATAGTCTGATATTTGTGGTTCACTAAGCCTGTAACTAGCCGAAGGTGCTAGTGCGATAGGGGGCAAAATGAGTGATACATGGTTTTTCTTTATTTTCTTAGCAGTAATTCCATTTGGTCTAGCACTTATATATGAAACTGTGGCGCACAATAATTATCAGCGTGGATTGCGCGAGGGTTATCATCGAGGTAGAGCTGTCAACCGCCAAGAATTCTGGGCAGAATGAAAGCAAAAGAGGTCTTACAAAGTGCAACCGATGTCATGCAAGATCGTGGTGCAATCTACGGTCATCCGAAAATCAACCAAGATCGGATTGCTCGCAGACTTACCAATTTACTTGATTTCCCAATCGAGGACTACCAAGCTTGTCTTGCAATGGTCGAGGTCAAACTCTCAAGAATCCAAGAATCCCCAGGACACATTGACTCATATATCGATGCCTGTGCTTATCTAGCACTAGCTTGTGAATTAAAAACCGAGGAGGATGAATTATATGTTTAACCTAGCCGATTATGAACCAGTGGAGGTAAGACTTGAAAAGTTTATTAAGGACTATCCAGATTTTCGTATTTCAACTGAATTGGAAGTTATCGAAACTAATCGATATGTTGTTAAGGCATATCTGTATAAAAATTCTACAGATACGGTCGCGTGGGCGACTGGACTCGCGGAGGAAACAGTTACTAGCAGAGGTGTCAATCAGACTTCTGCATTGGAGAATTGTGAGACTTCGGCTATCGGCAGAGCGCTTGCAAATGCAGGTTATGCTCCTAAGGGAAAGCGCCCAAGCCGAGAAGAAATGACAAAGGTGGTAAAGGCTCCAGCTCCTAAGGTTGAGAAGGATTATTGGACTACACCATTCGGTGAACAAGATGAATCTATTAAGGAAGTGCCAGCACCGGTAACAATAGATGCAGCTCTTAACACAGTTGCAGAGATATTAGGAACTGAGAAGGTAGCGCCAAGTTGTAAGCATGGAGTTATGGAGTTTAAGGATGGCAACAAGAATGGGCGAGCCTGGGGTGGTTACTTCTGCAAGCACATCGGAGTTGGTGGATCAGAGCCTAAATGTCCAACACTTTGGTATCAACTATCTAGTCAAGGAACATGGGAACCACAGAAGGCGAGAGCATAATGGGATACATTGAAATACATAATGCAGATGGATTAGGTGGTTGGGTTAACTTCGATGATATTCCATTCATTGAAATCATTAACTGTCAATTATGCAATGAGCCTACAGAGGCTCGAGATATTGTTGCTAACATAGTAATTAAGGATGAGCAACCTTCTGTTGGAGCTTGGCAATGCCGTAAATGTCATGCGGTAAATGGCTAACTCAAGAAGAGCGAGAGGTTTTCGCACAGAGCGAGTAGTTGCTGAGTACCTATCGACTTGGTGGCAAGGCGCATGTGTGGGAAGGGGTAGTGGCAAGGATATTGTCAATGTACCGTTTGACTGTGAAGTTAAAGCAAGGGTTGGCTTTCAACCATTGGCGTACATGAAGCAATTAAAAGCTCGAACATCTATTTCTGGGGAGTTAGGTTTCGGGGTTTTACGGCTGAACGGACAAGGAGAAGATGCTGCTGACTATTGCGCAGTTATCCGACTAGCTGATCTATTGCCACTACTCATACTTAAATACGGTCACTTGGATAAAGAACCTACAGAGGCAGACATTGACCGGTGTACTGTCTGTGGGGCTTATATGATTCGGAGATGTTTAACTTGCCAGCCTACGATTACAAATGCACACGATGCAATCTCAGTCAAGAAATCAATCATGGATGGCACAATAGACCAATAGTCTTATGCACTTATTGCAATGAACCAATGAACAAGGTGATTTCAGCTAATCCAATTCACTTCAAAGGCAAGGGATGGGGCAAAGATTGAGAGTCTTATTAGCTTGTGAGGAAAGCCAGGCAGTCACTAAAGAGTTTAGAGCCTTAGGTCATGAGGCTTATTCATGCGATATCTTGCCTACATCCGGGGATAACCCGGAATGGCATATTCAAGGCGATGTATTAAGTCGCTTAAATGATGGTTGGGACATGATCATAGGTTTTCCTCCTTGCACTTATATGACCAATGCCGGAGCTGTAAGGATGTATCCTAAAAAGGGTGAGATTGATCCAAACCGTTACGCCCTAGCAATGGAGGCTAAAACATTCTTCATGGCTATATATAACGCCCCGGCAAAACATATTGCTGTTGAGAATCCTGTACCGATGAAAATCATAGGGTTGCCAGAGAAAAGCCAAGTAATACAACCTTACCAATTTGGTGATCCATACTCTAAAAAAACTTACCTATGGTTAAAGAATCTACCTCATTTAGTACCGACTAATGTATTGACCGAATATCAACCCTTTATCAACGGTGGAGGGCTGCGCTTAGACAAGGCTCATTACAATAACAAGAAGTTTGCTAACTCTTCAATCGAAAGATCAAAGACATTTCCAGGTATAGCAAAAGCAATGGCAACTCAATGGGGTTAATGCAACACGCCGTCTGACCTGCACTTATAGTTAGGAGTTTGACATGAATGGTACTCTCAGGGCTAGAGCCCATCAGGGGCTCAGAGCGATCCGCTCGCGGATAGATCGCTCGGTAGCCATCGCTATTGTGATAGGTCTGTTTGCGCCAATGACACACGCAAACACGGGCTCAATAGAAGCATTTAAATACGACCCTAGAAAATACATCAATGCAACAATGCCTAAGCATGAAGCCAAATGCATTAAGTTACTAATCAGTAAAGAATCAGCATGGGATCATAAAGCCGTTGGTAATCTCAATGGAACTTATAGAGTCTATGGCTTATTACAAATCAAGAATCCAATAGCAAAAGACATGAATCCAATGCAACAGATACAGCTGCACATGAGATACTTAGAGCATAGATATTCAGGATCAGCTTGCAAAGCATGGCAACACTTCAAGGATAGAGGATGGCATTGAGTAGATCAGCCTTAACATCTAAAGGTGGTACTACTAAGTGGCGTAGGATAAGACAACAAGTAATCAACAGAGATAGATGCTGTCAATTGTGTGGCACAGAAGAGATGCTGACAGTAGATCACATCGTTCCTCGTACGCTTGGTGGTGATGACAACATGAATAACCTTCAAGTGTTATGCTCATCATGTAATTCAAGCAAGGGGGGTAGGTTTTTTGACAGTCACAGGACACCCCCGACCCTTCCTAGTTCTTTTTACCCCAAAAACGAGTCATCAAGCCACTATCAGCTCGAAACGGATGAGAACTAGTCATGACGGCTGAAATCGTCTCTATCGGGCTCACATCGGCTGAGGTAGGGGTAACAGAAGTG